GTAGGTTGGGAAGATTGTGAGCGTTGGGTTTGGTCGAACACTCCTGTTCGTGATGGAGTGCCTCATACTGTTCCTGAGGTTCCTCCACTATGGGCATTATGTCTTCGTACACAATCAGCATTTCATTGGGCGTGTGGTTTAACAAATGGTCGTCCGCACGCAATAAGTGCAATGGCGAATCTCGCTCCTAGGAAATTACCAGATGCGATACTTTCCTTTGATAAGAAGAATGAACCAGAGAAGTCAAAAGAAGCGTTAAAATATACTGAACCGGCATTGGACTTGATGTACCGGTTTATGGGTCTAGATTTGTCCAAGGTTAGAGAGTGGAAGTGTGGATTGTCCTCAATAAAAGATATGTTTCTAGGCGCTTCAGCTGGTTTAATGACAGCGGAAACTAAATCTATTGCTTTGTCGATGTCCGAAGAAATTAGAGTGTCTAATAAGGGGAAAAAAATAGATTATCATGAACAGGTACTTCTTCAGATATTGGATTTTTTAGCTACAGGGAAGCGTCCTACTGTCAACTGGGTTACGCCCCCCAAAAATGAAGTTTTCTATGCATTTGATAAACAGATGGATGATGAAAAATGGGAAGTGTTTGTTAACAAGCTTAGAGTTTTTAATATTCCTTCTGCAGTTTTCATTTACCTGGAGAGAATGGCTTCCTTAGTTCGCCATATTCGTGAGCGTGGGCGAGTTATTAGGATAGGACATAAATGGCCTCGGGGAGGAGGTGATACGATTGCTCGTTGTTTGGGTGTGGACATTACTAATAGTTGGTTGAAGATGATAGTAGAGGCAGATTTTAAGAACTTTGACCAGACGGTTAAGAACTGCCTCATAAAAATATACTGGTCTCAATTGTCTGTCCATTTCGACGTTAATTCACCAGATTACCCAATACTGGAAGCGATTGTTCAGTTTTTGTTGGAGAATATGTGTTATCGTATTTCCCATCTTTTTGGGAATGTTTGGGGAATAATCCAGAATTCAATTGCATCAGGGAAATTTAATACTTCACATGAAGATTCATGGGTAGTGATTTTTCTATACTCTTTGTTTTGTATCAATACACTTATGTCGCTACCTTTGGATAAACAAGAAGAAGCAGAACTTTTCATTATGTCTTTGAAGTTCATTTGTTATGGTGATGATCATCTTTATAATAAGTGGATTGACTCACAGTCACCATTGTTCTCTGGTGATCGTTGGGCACGTTTTTGTGAAGAATTCTTTGGAATGAACCTTCGTGATATTAAAGATGGTGTGCCATTTTGTTCTGAAACGAAGAGGGGCTGGATCGTTAGAATGGGATGCTCCTTTTTGAAACACCAGTTTGTCCTCAATCCGGTTCGTAGTGACGGTCAGTGTACATTTTTGCCATTTCGAGAATCCCGGGAGTATTTGGTTCGTGCGGTATACTCTCGTGAGCCAAAGGTCAGAGATTCGTTAGATGTTATGTTATCTGTTTTAGGACAGGCTCATAGTACATATGCATCGAATCGTGATGCGTACGATCGTCTGTTCTATCTATATTCAGAGTTACTAAACCTTTATGTCGATCCTGAAGATTTAGATCAGAAGCTGCTATCTCGATTGGGACAAGATGATATTAAAAGGATACGACAGATGAACATGGAACCAGAAGAATTAATTGGGGGATTCCCGTCCTGGGAGAAGTTGGTATCGAAGAATGTTTATGACCCTGTGTATCAGGAAATTTCGAAGAATGATTATGAAGAAGCCGATTTGGGCCTAGATGTAGAAGGTTATTATTAGCTGTAAAGGTGATCTCTAAGTCAGGGATCGGTACGGCTCTACGGAGTTGTACCCTAATGCCTGTGATGGTAAGATAGGCGAAAACTAGTGTTCCTAGTCATAAAAAGAACACAATTTCACTGAAGAACTTAAGTTTGAGTAGGACTCCTTAAGAAGTAATCAGCG